GATCTACTAACTTACGATTTAGTAGATTCAAACCGGGTCCAAAATCTTTGTTAAATTCTGCTCCCACAGCCCTAAGTGGGTCCATGAACAGCTCACCCACACCACCCAAGACGGTTCCTTCCTTTGGAGTTTGAAGTCCAGCCAGTGTAGCTGCCTCAACGTCTCTCCTGACTCCGGCAGGATCTCCGGCCGCGGCAGGATTTGCAGGTTGCGTGAGATCCTTGACATGTTCAGTAGTCACCTCGCCCGTGTCAGGATTCACCCGTGTGATAGTGCCGTTAGGATTAAACCTTACACCTGGGACAGTTCCAGTACTGCCGTCAACATTAGCTGAGCCACGAACACCACCACGGCCACTTGTACCGAGAGGAGGCAGGCCATACACCCTTTCCATGTCAGCATCGTACTCATTCTCATTACGTTGGCTTTGATTGTCATTCCTCCCCTGACCAATGCTCCTAAGAAACTCATTGCGTTGCCTGTTCGTCGCATCGGTTTGAGTGGCAATATTCATTGCCTGAGTCCTACCAAGAGCACCCTCAGTCTTTACCTGCTCTCGGTCAAGATTGGCCATGCCCACGCGACCATTAACTTCTTCACGCACTTGCGCCAATCGAGCAGCATTATTGCTTGTAGCAAGCTCCATTGCCCTGCGATGATCGGCATCTTGAAGACCTTGCTGCATCATATTACCCTCACGGGCCCCAGATCGCGCATTGTTCAACGCATTGGACTGGTCACCCAGAAACGTGCGCCACCAACCGGCAGTCTTGTACTTGTCAACATTGGCCATAGGATCGTTGGCAAGAGTTGCCAACGAAGCCTCATTCACACGAGGCCTAAGAAACGATGGGACATCGATGCTGCCCCTTGCAGGGTTACCGATCTTAATACGCGAAGCTCCATCGACAACACCTTCGGCTTGCTGCATGGTGCGCGGGCCGGCCGCCGCCGCCGGACTACCCATCGCCAACGACGCAAGGCCGCCCATGTCCGCACGCTGCTGGGGCTTTGAGTCGAACGCAATCTTTTGCGCTTGGGCAAGAGTTTGCCCCGACTGCGGGCCACCATTGGTCGACAGCCAGTTAAAAATTTGCTGCCAGCTAGGCGGATCTTCAACTGGAGCCTGTTTTCGGTTTGGATACTGAGCACTCATACGTGAATAAAGTCTTCTGATGCACTAACAGGTGTATCATCATGTGACTGAAATGATACGAAAATCAAAGGTCTAACCGTGCTTAACCAATGCGGAGCATGTGCCGGCACTTTGTGCACGCGGAACATACGCCAAGAAATGGTTTTACCGGCACAGTGCACAGTGGCACCGTAGCCGGCAAGCAACACAAACCAACTGGAGAATCCGTGAGTGTGTGCCGGCACTTCAGTGCGCGCCGGCATATACCAGAACTCTAGGGATTTACCGAAGCCCAATCTTAATTGAGCCCCTCGACAGGTTCGCCATTGCGTGAACCTAGCAAACTGAAAAAGCCAAGCCATAATTTTTGTAGTGGATGGAACACCCATCCATATGCGTTGAGCTTTGCAAGCCAAGCCGCGTGACGCGTCATGGGATCTACGAATGTAAGATCTACAAGCTTTCTGATGACTCTTGACTTCTGCATCAAGGGTACCATAACGCAGGAAAACTGTCGATACCCTTCGTAGCGCGCAGGTGTGTAGTGCGCATCGCGTGACGCACGAATGTACCAAGGCAAACCGTCAGGGAACTTTTCAGTAAACTCACGAAAGGTCCAACAGCAGCTTGGCAAAGATCCCATGACCTGACTAAAGTTATCGATGAAGCTCTTCTTCGTAGCCAGATTATTCTGCTTGTTGCCTGCAAAAGTACCAGCTTGCTGCAAGAGTTGGCCACCCATTCCCATGGTCTTATCGCCAACTCCGGTCACGCCGCCAAACTGCCCAAGCCCTGCGTTGGGCTGCGAGGCGCGGCCAGTAGTCAATTGCAACGCATCGATCCCAGTGCGGAATGCGGGCATCGCTCCGGCCGCACTGCCTACGGCTTGGCCAATTGCGTTCTGCTTCTGTTGCTTGCGCGCTTGGCCTGCGCTGCCCATTTTCATCGCAGCCTCAAGTGTGGACTGCTGCGTGGCGTCGGCATTGCCGCGCGAGAAATTGTCGCGCGCCAGCGAGCGCGTAGTCTCTTCGCGTTCGGCGCCAGACAGCCCAGTGGTTGGACTATCGAGTGACGCAAACAACTTGGTGAGCGCATCGCCTGACTGCTCACGTGATTTGAAGAACTCTGGATCAAGTTCCTTTTGAGTAAGCAGAGTCTCGCGCGCAAGATCCCGCCCAGTGCCCGACATGAGACTGAGATCGCTCTCAGCCTGCCCTTGCGCTTGCTGTCTATTTTGGTCGATGCCAAGTTTAGTAAACTTGGGCATGAACTCATTGGAGAGATCATAGCTAAGCTTCGCCTGACCGGGCGCAATCTCTCGCTGAGCATCCAACTGCGCGCGCTCCATAGGCAGAATGTTCTGTCCCATGATACGAGTTAGCTCAGGCATGTGCTTAGCCCACGCCTGCATCATATCGTCCGTTGTCTCCCCTGAGCCCTTGTATTCTGGTCCTCCTCCCATATTAGTTCTGGTTAAAATTTTGTTGGTTGTGCCTACGCTTTAGAACTCCATTACGATAATAGCTCAACGCATAGAACGGATACTTAGCCTTCCACTCGTTAAGCATTATGTACATAAAATCTTTTGTTCCGACAATTCCAATTAGGTGAACTGCCCGATCTTCGTGCCTGACTTCCCACGTTGCGACACTTGTTATCGCAAACGGAGGTGCACTGTAAATGAATCTGATCTGCCCTGAAAAAGATGCCTCTATCAGGTGTGCCTTAAGTTGTACATCGTTGAGCTGGTTGTAAGCTTTCTTATCATTAGCTTTGATAAACGCCACACAACCTTCGATCAGCGCCTTAGGTGAGGTAACGATCTCGTACTGTACCTCCGGAATTAACGAATTCCCATGTACACCGAAGGGGTCCAGCAGCGACTCTGAGATAGCCATATTCAGCAATTTGTTTCATTGATCCATCTGCTAGGACCGTGCTAATGGAGTGTAATACCTGACCGCCAGATCCCACAATGAAGATTGGCAGATGCTTGTTAAGTCGTTCGTACAGGTGCGCGTGACCGCAAACCAGCGCAGACGCTCCGGCGTCGGCAATCGCTTCGGTAAGCGGTTGCATTGTGGTAATGCCCGGATAATAGGCCGCCGATGAAGTATAGGGCGGATGATGCCAGACTACAATCTTGTTGCGTGCGGTAGAGGCGCGCAGATCGGCCAGCAATTCCCTAGCTTGGGATGACTCAAGATATGTTGCACCGTCCGAATTGCGCGGATCTGTCTGGGCGCCACCGGTTTTAATACCCGTGTTGAACAGAAAGATCTCAGTGTGCGCATCAAGCATTACAGTTGAATAACGCTCTGGCGTTTGGCGGACATACTGAAAGAATGGCGCACCATTACCGGTGTCTAGGTCATGATTACCCGGTGCGGCATACAACTTACCGGCAAGCTTCTCGGTATTCCAGTAAGCTTTGAATCGCAAGTCAAGTTCGGCCTGCGTGCCCGAGTCATAAATGTGATCGCCTGCGCCCACATAAGCGTCTACATTACGTTCGGCGCGCATCGCCATATTCACGAGTGTGCGATTTGTATTCAACACACCGTCATCTGCGAAGAACAAAATCTTCAATGGATCGATAGTCTCGCCTGAACCGTAGGACGATCCTTCATTGCTTACGCCGGGGTAAGTTTCCACTTCAAATCTGATCGTCGAAAGCCTAGCGGAACCTGACCAACGGATGACAGGCGTGGTGCGATATGCGCGTTCGGGAACACCGAAAGTAAAGTTCAGCGTCGTAGCGTCGGGAATTAAAGTGCCCGGAGTAATTGGCCGCGCAGATGGATCCTCGACGACGTTGGCGGCCTTGAGTAATTCGGTTTGCGACGAGATCAATTTGCGATCTGCATAGATGTCCACCGTGATATGCCCTGCCGTGTCACCATTCAACATTGCGATCGACACGCCGCGCACACTGGTCAAGACATCGGCATCTGTAAGTGTTACATCCTGCAGAGTTATCTGCTGCTCACCATAGTCGCCCGCAAAAGCCTTGAACAGAAAGCCATCATCTGTGCGGAAGTAGAGTTCATTGACAGTTGCGGAGATAACTGTGGCAAACTCTACGATTTTGCTCACACCGGGCCAGATGTCCACTGCGACAAACACTTCAAGTGTTTGATCCCACCAAACAACACCGGGTCCATACTTGGTGTCTACCGCGAATCCGGTGTAGTTGTCAAATTGACAGGTCGCACCAGTGGTTTGCAGTCCATTGGTTGTAAGATTCTGGATCTGCTTATTGAGTGGTGAGTTGCGGCCTTGAAACTTCAACTGCTGCACACCATTGTAGGTGCGAATACCGCCGGGATACACCACGGCCGTGTCACCGTTGATGTCAGTGATAGATTCGGGACCAAAGGCGCCCACGTCAAACAGAGGTTGACGGGTGTGCACAGGTTCACCTGCGATCAGGATGTCAAAGACAGGAATAACTAGCGTGGAAGCTTTGGCAGAAGTAACCAAGAATGCTCCGTCAGCCGCGGCAGGTTGCACGATCGCAGTGACTGGATCATAACCTGTGTGGAACCGGAGCGCGGGCGCTCCAAACTCAGGTTCAGTGCTGCCCGCCTTGTCGCCGGCATCATTTACCAGCAGGACAAAATCCAGAGGCCGACCGGACACCGAATGCGCAATCTGAGTAAGCCTGCCATCTGAATCCTTGATCGCAACATATAGCTTACTGCCGATCATCTTAGGCAGATCGCAGATCGGAACATACTCACGATTACTCGGCGTCCACTCGGACCAGTTATTCGTGGCACGCGTAGAGCCATCGGGAAAGATGACAAGCGGCTGAGAGATGCCATCTGTGCAGATGACCGCCGACCGAGTAGAGCCAATCGGTGAGCTAAAATCCAATGATGCACTTGACGTGACACGCTTGAAGTTCACGGAACTTCCCGGAATTGCCTCAACCCTTACACGTTCTGCGGTAGGAGAGAGGCTTCCACCGACGGCGCGTGTCCAAGATGTTCCGGACGCGGGACGATACCAAGGTTCGCCTTCGACAAAGATTAGAAGATTTGAATCGAATGCTGACAAGTTTTGGATCGTCCCGGCCGGAAAAGTTAGACGCAGAGGCGAGCGCACAGGCTCAACTACATTCAATCGCACACGAGCATTCGTCAGCAATTGAAACGTGTTATCAAAATCAGACTTCTCCGAAGAGAACTGAGTTTGAATGCCTCCGAGAAAGTTAGTCTTCGATTTAATTACCATACACGTGAGTTCTCGAAGTTGTACTTGTAACCGCTTGACAGGAATGCATACTCACCCGGCATCTTATCCAGGGTCATAATGGTTATCACTTCGGCCGCAGCATTCGCCAGTACGTCGGCCGCCACGCTGTTCGCTTTCGCCTCGGCAGCCATCGCTTGGAGTCGCGCCTCCTCGTCCTTCGCCATCGAGTGCCCGTAGGCGCGAGCCTTCCAAAGAATTGCTGTTTCGAGCGCAGGGAAGCAAAACTCATCTGTGTCATAAAACATTGGCGTGAACACACGCTTGTACAAAACCTCAATCTCGCTATCAGTGTTGGTATAGGTACCAATCGAATAGTCATTGGCCATAAGCACAATGTGACTCGCACGCATGAGGCGCGCGGGAATCAAAGATACTTCAATGCCAGAACCATCTGTCACGGATACATCACATGTAGTAATGGCATCCTTGGAAATTGCCTCTATGCCGATCGGCTCATCTTTGGCAAACTGTGCAACGGTAGTTTTGGTCAACTCACCTGCAAGGAATGTAAGCGTCTCAGAAATACTGGACGCCGACGGCGTTTGCCCTGTGATTGTAACAGAAAATGGAACCGTTTGCGCGACGGCGATGGTAGCGGTAAGCTGGGATTCGAGCGCAAGCGGCGTGTGCAACGCACGACGCGCAGTGATGCGCAAGGTATTGTAGGGCTGCTGCCAGCGATCGGTGTGATACCTTACGGCCAAACTCTCCATCTTACTGCGCGAGCGCGAATCTACACGCCTGACGGCGCGCACCTGATCAATGTACCAAGGCAAAGAGATCTGCTGCTGCTGTTCGTGAATCTCGAAAGATTGCTCCCAAAGCGACGAAGGAAGATCGGCAGTCGAATAGAACTCAGACGCCGCGCGATTGATATAACGCAGCAGCTGAGCACGATTGCCGGCGGAGCTACTCGAAATTGAAGTAGCCTCTGAAAGTTCTGCTAGTAGGTCGCGGAGCATAGTTCAAAGGATGAGAAGTCTGACAGTATATGTGGCGGGAAACACAATAAGCCACGTAAATATAAAATGCGTTGTGGTCTTGGCGTGAATCGTAATGGCAGGAAATTGTGTTTCATACGGAAGTGTTTCCACAACATCCATCAACACTGCATAATTTGCGTCAACAAGTGGCGTCCCAAAAGTCGCACGCAGATATGAATCACCA